CCTTGAAATCTTAACGGTAACGCTTTGCGCCACTCATCGCTATAGTGACTGATCCAATAGAAATAAAGCTCATCTTGCGCCTCTTGACGGCGATCACAATTGTAATTTTTGGCCGCCTCGTGCATCTTCTGAATATCGTTTAGCGTCAATTCTTTCATCGCTGCGGGAGCCTCTTTATTGGTTGCGGCCTGTGCGTTGGCATGTTGATCGCTATTGTATCAGGAATGTCAAGACTCATCACTAAGGAGTCATGCATATTGGGCGATGGCAGCTTGAGCTTTTCTTTCATATCCTTTTTGCTCATGATTTGTATTTTTCCGTTGTTATTCCCAACTAATGGCACTCGGCAAGTCTCCGACCTGAGCACATCGATCTCTTTAATCGAAGATGAGAAGCTAATCATTTCATGAGGGTTATGATACTCGCCATAAGTTATGGCTCTCCATGTGTTGTAACACCGATCACGAAGTTTAATATTAAACTGTGACTTCTTATTCAAAAATGTTTCTTTATTAGTCTTATTGTTTCTTGTGCCCATTCCTTTGTGTTCCCACTTATAGATTGCATCGGGGGACTCTACCGAACCTGAGCCGCGAAACATATTTGTATTGATCTTGAGCCCCGCCAAATGCGTTGTTACCTCATTGCGAAGCAGTGCGCCCATTCCATCGCCATCCCATACAAAATGATCAGCCTTGCGCTCTCTAGCCTCAAAGCAAGCCATCTTCATTCCTATGTAGGCGTCTACATCGCGGATCGTTTTAACATCAAGAATAACGGAACCTTGGCGAACTGTTAACCCTTTGTCGTCTTTGCCTTCATCTGATGGGTCATGCGAAACAATGATCGCGCCAGTTGGCTCAAACCCTAACTTGATATGAGCATCAATGCAGGCATTGAACATATCAACAGTGATAATAGAGTTTTCTACGTCATCCAAGAAATCACCATCCCATATATGATTATATTTAGCTGTCGATAATACGCGCTTATCGTTAACCCTCTCAGCATCAAGGCCGGAAGCCATAAACCAAGGGTTGTCAGTGTAGTTAATGCGAACAACAAGGTGTAATTCGTCCTCGTAATATCCGTCCCGCAATATCTCTGCCCAAAATGGAACAAGAAACTTTTGGCTAAAAGGGTCTGCTCTTGATTGAGGGTTAGCAATAAAGAACATTTGAACATCTTTTAGTTCGTCCTCGGATTCAATCTCAGTTACTTGCCCTGGCAAACCTGGCTTTGCAGCGTTTCTTGCCGTTGGTGTTAGGTGAGTTAAGGAAGAGTCAGAATACTTCGCTGCCTCTTCCGATAAGAACAAATTAAATGCAGAGGCCGATTTAATGGATTCAGGATTAACAGAAAGTCCTCTGTATTTTGTCATTCCCCCGCTTTTGTGAAATATTGTATTTTTTTGCGTGGTGAAGCCTTCATACCCTAATCGTTTAATCTCGGCATCAAATAGGGAATGCACAGAATCCTCGATAGATTCTTGATACTCCCTCAACCCGTAGACTTTATGCCCCAAATCAGCTATGCGGTGCAGCGCTATATCAATCACCTGGACTGACTTACCGGAACCGCGACCACCAATAATAATCACAAATCTTTTGGTTGACCTAAGAACCCGCTCCATTTTTTCGGCGATATAGGTTTGCGGCTCTTTGTTTACCTCAATCCACTTGCCGTCAATGCACTCGATTGCTTTGATTAAAGTGCCATCCATTGCCACAATACCAAACACAGTGGAGTGACGATCTCCAGTAGATGCAGCTATTCTTTCTTCAAGCGAGGCTATGACAGAGGCGCTTAGCTTCTTACCCATGAGCTTTTAGCCCGTGCGACTCCATAAGCTTTTCCAGTGCGATCATTCTTTCAGCAAGGTCGGTTGTCTCTTCAATACCTAATGATTTAGCTATCCCATCAATAAGCATCATTCCAACATCAGGAGGCATATGTCCCATTGATACCGAAATCATGATTCGATCGGCCTTCTCTACAGCGGTCCATGATGAATCATATTCAAACTCGATCACATCATAGGTTTGCTTGTTGTGCGGGTAATACCTCTTCATCAGCTCGGTTAGATAAACACCACCATCAGCAATAGCTTTTTGAACCAATAATTCAACAAATTCTGATTCTGTCTTTCCGTGCTTAGCGAGAGCATCGACCACCATGGTTTTAAATGACTTGCCGCGTCGTTTTTGAGGTTGGTTCTCTGCGCTAAAAGATGTCGTGGTGGGGGTATTGTTTGACATAGATTGCCGTATAAATGCCGTAGTTGCGTAATTTTAGCACATAAAAAAGCCCCGCATAAGTGAGGCTATAATTGCTGCGACTGTTTCCAAAGTTCGTTTGATGCTCTTGCCGCTGCGTCTGCGTCTTTTACACTTTTCTTTGTGTCGTCAAATTCGTGCTCTGAAATAACCGCTTTCGTTTTTGTATCCTTAACAACAAACTTATTAGACAATTTTAGTATCATTTGGATTTTCTCTAAATGTAAACCCTTCGATAATTATTACTGATGTAGTGTCGATCGCAGCCATTGTTTCAATAAATAATTGAGGCTCTATAGTTGCGGCGTTAGCAGGCTTTACTGTTGGGGTAGTCATTTGGCGCATAGGGAAAACAGGTAATGCGCCAGGACTGCCATTCGTGTCGTAACCAGCCGAAGAAACACTAGCTCCAGCATCGTAACGAAAGCTAATAGAATAGCTTTTCATTTGCCCGGCAACCGTATTAGCAATGCGTCCAGTCAGGTATAGCTGGCGACCGGCAACGAAAAGACTCGCAACATTTGAGCCTTTTATTGTGAATCTTCGTGCGTTGGCAGTGCTAGTATTGAGGGCTATTCTCATAGCAAACCCAATACCATCTGATGCAGGGATAATACTCACAACAGTGGTGTCACCAGCGAAACCAGTTCCAGCAACTGAAATCGAATAACCAGTGGGGACTGTGCCCGTTATGCCTGCTGATGTAATAGTGCCACCAGTGCCGGTCATTAAGGGGTTAACAACCAATTGGTTAGACCCTGCGTCTACTGTACGGCTGTCAGTTTGACTCATTGCGGGAAGAACCTGGGGGAACCGTGATGCAAGGCTTGGCGCAATTAAGTTGCCCGCCGTATAAGCGCCAAAAGTTGTAAAGTGTATATTATCTATAGTCATTGCTGGAATGAAATTACCTACCGCGCTTGTGGGATCAACGGTGGCTCTATAAATATTTGTAAATGTGCACAAACCTGGTCTTTCAGCGCAATATTTTTGCTGTAATGCAACAACTGGAGGTATTAATTTCTTCTGTGCCGTTGTTAAGCTTGTATTTGCGCACTCGGAAACAAGATGCAGGAATATTCCACGATCTAAAATTTCGTCATACATCAGTTTGCATTCAGCAAACAAAGTTAGTGCGGATGCTTGTATTGCGGCATCACTGCTAACATCGTAATCCTCAATAGAATTTACAAACCCAAGTGAAACTATATCTGTTGGGTTATAAGGGAATATTTCAGTAAAAAGAGCTGCGCCAATAAATGGAACCTTTCTCCCAACAACTGCCGAAACAGCAACTATTGGAACGTTACACCCCGACAAACCAATGGCCGACCACAGATAACCGCGATCTTGGAATCTATACCCTGTTGCGTCTATAGTTAGAGCGCTGACCGACCTGCTATCGCCGCTGATCGCTAACGTTCTAACTGCTGCTGCGGAATGATCTGACATACAAAACCCCTAAATAGAAATAGCAATAATTGCGACAATAGCCAGGGTAAACAATATCAAAATCGCGATAGATTTTTTGGGGTTTACCCGTGCGTATTCTGTAGCTGCGGTCATGGTTTTTGCTGGCAATTCTTTGATGAATGCTGATGCCTTGCGCATGCCGTCTCTTGGTCTAATTCTTGGGGGCATCTTGTGACCTCCGCTCTTTGAAAAAGTTATTTATCTTAATTCCCTGTGCAATAAGTAACACAATTAACTGACATGTGATGAATGTGGCGGCAATTATCGAAAATAACTCAACCCAGCTTAATGAGGGGAAAAACCATGAAGGGGTCGACGTTAATGTATTGAATACTTGAGGGGCTTCTTTTGCTGCTACTACGCCTATTGATGCCGTTGTGCTGGCAGTAATTGCAGCCTTACTGCTTGCGACTTGAATTAACGCGTTCGTAATATTTCCGGCGTGTTCTGACATAGATGCTTTTCACTAAGTAGAATATGGCTATTAGAACATTTATCATCATGTAGGTGAGTGTAGCATAGAGATAATATTCGCTTAAATTCTCCACTTCTCACGATTCCCGTTAGTATAGCGATTATTTCCAGTAAAAAACAGTAGCCCATTATATGCTCATAATTGACCCAAAACCATTGCAATTCAGGCGCCATGTATTGGTGCAGTTTGGTTTCGTAGTGAGAGAGGAAGGCTGTAAGTGCGGATATCATTGCGAATGACTCTATCCCTATCAAAATAAACCTTTCCCTGATTTTACTAAAATGCCAGATGAACAATATGTAACAAGTTGATAATGTAGAACATGCTCGCCAGGCTTGCAAACCATCATAGTCTAGCGGAAAGTAGTACACGCTGATAGTAACAACTAGCACCAGTAAGTAGCGGTAAAGCATTATTTACCTCTTAAAAATTGATTTTACGCACGGGCACATAGTCAGAATATAGCGGCGGGTTATCCGTGGTAATGGTTGCAATAAGTGCTTCGTCGGTTGGGCCAACATAAAAAGCTATTTCGTAGCTAAATGTTTCGCCTGGCTGAGTTTGTAAAATTACTGATTTAGGGCCAACCTTAAAATGGTAGCCTAATATTTTTTCTGGTAACAGTATTGAGCCGTCCTCTCGTAGATTAGGCCTACCGCCGGTTAACGTAACTGATAGCCTGCTTGATGACTGCGCGCTAGATGACGCAGGTTTAATTGGCCTATCTCCGATAGTAACATCAGATATTTTTATTACAATATCACATTTACAAATTGCCTTTTCCTTGAATGCTCGCGTGTATGCCGACGTTTCTATCGTGTAGTTTGCTCTTGTCGGGAGCTGAACTGCTTTCATTATCCCGTCAACTTCTTTTAGCTCGTAAACAGGCACAGAAAAAACCTTGTTCGAGATCCAATCCTCTGCAATAGCTATCTGCGATAACAGCATTAGTACGATAAATTTAATCATGTTCATACCCTATACCTTTCTCTATGCTCTTTGCTCTTTGCGTGAGCGCGCTTTATCGCCTTTTGATTTGCGTGTTTTTATATTTGTATGATCGAACGGTTTAAGGCATGCGTCACTTGGACATGTAAGATAGCCAACTTCGGGCAGCCTGTCATTTTCAGAAACCCCAAATTTTATATTTTTTTCCTTAAGCATTTCGATCAAAGCCAATACAGCTATGCCGCCACCGCCAGCCCAAATAAAGCTCATACTCACCTCAGAATAAAAAACCCACCGGATAGTGCACGAATGGGAAGGGGGGAATTAACTATTGCATCGCCTACATGATAGTTCGGCGCGATATTTAACACAAAATTGGCAGGGAGCCTTTCATCCCCCTAGTCACGGTAATTCGAATTCATATTTTGCCATCCTCGGTACCAGGTATTAGCATTTTTAGAATTCGCACAGCCCGCACGCTCTGCTCTTTGTGCCTTTCGGCGAATATGGTAAGGGCAAGACTGGATCTGCCCCAGCTTTAATCTAATCAACCTGCGCCCCGTTCTTTCGCGAATCACTAAGGCGTTAAGTTTACTTACCCATAGTTCCCAGAGTTTTAGTGCTGGGCCACTTTAAAACCCACCGCCCCCTTACAGTCGTTCTGTTTCTTGGGGGCTGCGTGGTGAAACTGTTGTGATGACAGGATTTGAACCTGCGACAAGCCTTAGAATTAACAGCGACTACTCTACCAAGCTGAGTTACATCACAACAAGTGCTTACGGCACCAGCGGTTTACTGTTTTCTCAGACCGTTGTAACAGTGAGCTAAGAACTAGTTGGCACAAGAGCACAATATAACCGTCTCACCAAAATAATTCTTAGTTCACTGCCACCTCACTACCGCTTGAAGTGGTTAGCGTTTAAATTAATTATGCGTTAGCCATAATATAATCGTGCAACTCTTTTATTGTTTCAAGAACTTTACCATTAATAATACAGCCAATCTCTGCTGGCTCGTAAGTCCATCCTCGAGCTATGCATGCATTTCTCAAGTGATATTTAGATTGCTCGCCCATCTTACTTCTCCTCATTAATGATTATTTTAGCCTTACCTTCAAGAACTAAATGGAACTTTTCGTCCAAATCTTTAGTTATGTATGGCTTGAATTTAACTAGACCGGCCTTTGTGCGTTCGTACCGGTCTTTGTTTATTGCTGCACGACTTTTTGGCATTAATGATCCATTTCAATCAAGTTTGATTTTTTAACAATTTGAATGTGTCCACGCTGACCATTTTTTGCTGAGCGTAATTCCTGTTCATTATAAGCAACAAAAACACGGCGATGATCATTGCTCCAGTTTTGATAGCCATCAACACGAGCGCTAGGAACCATAAACGCTGGCTTGTTATTGCTTTTTAATTTATGAGAAAGATTCATTTTATTTACCCCCGTTTTGGCTTCGGTACATTCCTCAGCTCATGTGGTAAATATTAATACCGTCGCAACACCGTGTCAACACCTTTTCACTTTATTTTCAATTCTTTTTCATTACTTAATTCCGCAATTAGCTGATGCTTCTCCATTGCGCGCTCTTTTGCCAAGCTCAACCTTTTGCTAATTGCACTGTAACTATATAGCCAGCCAGTATTACCTCGGCGACTCCATAGATCTTCGCCTCTATGCTGGAATTTCTGTGTTCTATGATGCTTGGTTCTGCTCATGCTTTCATCACCTTAAATTTGGCATTACTTAACCGCCGAATAACCTTTTTTATTCTGATAAACAACTTCGTAATCATGATCGAGGTGATCCGGTAGCCAGAATTTCATTAGCCACTTTCTACGCATCACATAGTCTGGCGTCTCAAAACCTTTGGCTTCCAGCAATGTAAAGCTGCCATCAAGGTTATGCACCCTAAAATCAACCTTATGGCTAACCTTGCACTCTAAAACCGGCTCTCCGTGGGAGTTGTAGGGCACGCATTCAACCTTGTATTGCCGCTCCCAGCCTGATATTTCTCCGGCCCTAACTCTAATATCAAGAGTTTTTGCAACGCCAGCCTCAAACTTTGAGTCGTATTTATTTCCATCGTACTCGGTTTTAGTGTTGCCGAATTTTTTATATGTCGCCTTGTATGTCATATTTATTCCAGCGTCTTGGTGTCAATGCTATTTAGCTTGTCGAATGACCTTATCCCTGCTAGCAGAGTCGTTAGCGTGATGAGCGCATAGAGTTTTTCGTCGCCAATCGGCTGAGGTAGGTTTTCTACTTTTAACCATGCCAGCGTGTAATAAATCAGGAAATGATAGGCCAATGCGAATACGCAGATCCACAGAAGAGTGGGGCGCGACATGGTGAAATATTTAGTTGCTTTCATTTTGGCCCGCACCTTTCGTAGTCTTCAGCAATGCGCTTGGCCTGCCGCTTAATCAATAAGTCAGTCTCCTTTATTTGCTCAATGAGTGCGATATAACCCTCTCGAGCGTCTGCTGTAAGTTCGGGGGTTGCCTCTGTAGTTCCGGTGGTATTGGGCTCAGTGTTGGGCAGCTTTGGGCATTTTGCTTTGATGCGCACGATGTCAGGCTTAGCAGCAATAGCAGCGCGAAGAGTGGCAGTTTCATTTTTGAATTCCTCAAGTTTTTGTAAGTGTTCGATTGATGCTGCGTTGTCTTTTAGCGCTTGGGCCCGGGTATCTTTAATTTCTTTGTCGCGAGATTCAATTACAGCCGACTGCGATTTAATGGTATCTTTCTGGCTATCGACTGTTTTAACCAGGTGATTAACCCACAACCCGAAACCAGCAAGGCCAGCTAAAACAGCGGCGTAAATTATTAGCTTACCGTTTAGCATCTAGTCTTACCTCTTCTGCGCGTGCACACCAGCCTTTTATGTACTTGCGCTGCGTTGCATCTTTTTTAACTATATCGTGGTATCGAGATAATCTTAACTCAGTGTAGCGGTCAATAAATTGCGGTGCGTCACATTCGTTGAGAGCGTTTAAAGTTACATTGCCGAAAATACCATCAGCAACAACACCCAAAACCTTCTGTGCAAATATAACCGCTCTTGTCACCCCCATATTCACAGCGCAGTCGAATATTAAACCGGCAATGCCTTCGTGGAATATCTTATCACCCATGATGCAGTCCCAATAATCGCGCTTGTAAATGGCCTTCGCTGCATCTTCTGTGAGGTTTGCTATATCTA